CCTCTTTAACTGGTTTCTCTATAAACCTTAAAGCGTCTGTATCAACGCCCCTAAATTCTAATATAGCCGCATCGTGAGACTCCTCAACATCAGCAACCAAACAGGCCCCACCTCTATCTGTATAACCTTTCATGATATATTGAAGAATAGTAGACTTACAGGAAGACTCCTTCCCCCACAGCTCTATAACCTTTCCATGAGGCATCCCACCCTTTCTGCCAGGGACATACCCCGAAATCGCGTAATCTAAAGCTATCATGCCAGTAGTCACGTAAAATGGAACCTCGCTCCATATATGAGACTGGATTGACGCATACGGAGAATTCTTATCTTTGAAAACTTCATTTAAATTTAAACCTGTCATTTTAAAGCCTTACACCCATGTATTTGGAATCATTGCGTCGCTAATCATTTCGAGAGGTTATAGCTGAGATGGTGGAGAATTCTCCACCATCTCACCAACTAACTGATATTATTAAGAAATAAAAACCAGTTATTTCAGTATGTTACGGGCCTACTCAATCTCTCTGCTCGGAACATCCAATGCTGCGTAGTCAACATCACACGATTGCCAAGCGTTTCTAAACCAATCTGGCAAATCCGCTTGGTTTTCCTCTAGCCTTTCCAAAATCTCTTCTGCCGTATGTGTTGGAACAAAAGCCTCCAGATTAGGCCAACGTTTAAAATCCAAAAATTCCTCATCAATAGGATCAGAATCGTCCTCTATTTCAAAATCATAGTATGGCTTATCCTTAAGCTTTGTTAAAATAACCACCCGGCCTTTCTTTGTATGAAAGATACGGTTAGACAAATCAGCGCTCTTTTTTACTTTATTATCTATCCAATTTCTCGCCATAGTAGCCATTTCGACTACCTTTATAACAGGAAGATCAAGAGTATCCCATGCTGGAGGGGTGTTCGGTTCTGTAGGAGACGCCTCAAAACCATAAAAAAGAACTCTGGCCAAATATCTACGTTGAGAAAAAAAGCCGTCCTTTTTTATCTTATCGGACGATCTGATTCTCCTCCGTATCGCTTCATCCAAAATATGACATATTGGGCATCCAGTATTATGGTTCACATTTGGACAACCAACTGGCTCTGCATATCCCTGATCCTCATCGGGGGGGAATAAATTCCAATGCCTCGCAATGGGTCTAAATAATTCTCTCGGCTGTTTAGTTGAACCTTTGGGTGTCACCATAGGCAGAAACCTCAAAAAATAGTTCCCTTGCCATTTCGTTGTCCTAATCAGAAGGTTCCTGGGATCGTCCAACCCACCAACTGGAGCCCTCGTTGACTCCATGACCCTCTGATATTCTTCCGGGTCCTCCACAAGCTCCATATCTTCTGAAAGATAGAGGTCAACGCCTGGAGTTACGGCGGGGAGGTTTTCACTGCCCTCTTCATCTTCAATCTCTTCTTGATCTTCTATTTCTCTGTCCTTTGGCGCCCTTCCTCTCTTTGGGGCTTCGTCTTCACTGTTCCTTTTTCGCCTTGGCATTTATCAATCCTCCTGTTCTTCTTTTTCGGCAAATTGCCATTTCATTCCCATGACCTGCAACATCTTTTCCCTACCTTTACAAGCCCTTAAGTCCGCCTCTATAGCCATTGCAGCGGCATTTGCTCTAATCCTGCGCCTTATGGCTATCTCATAAGCTTCCCTTGCCTGACCTACCCTCACGTCCACGTTTACTCTTGCCTTATGGTCCTCCATATTCCACTTTTTTTCTTGAGCTTCTGGTTTTAGATCCAGCCGAACCTGATCCTTGATCACTTCCATTTGAGCTTTCGCTTCATTCTCTTCTGCTTTAGCAAGCTCTAAAGCCATCTCAGCTCTTGCTTGGATATTTCCAATATAGTCCAATTCAGCAGAATGCAATTGAATCTGACTTTGAAGATCAAGCTCCAGAATCTCAAACTTAGCCGCTCTCCTTTTGGCATAATCCAAAAACTCTTCATCTACTGCGTCGGACAGGAACTCATCATACCCTTCCAGTGATTCAGCAAGCCTTGAAGATATGCTATTTTTTGGTTGTTGACTTGGGCTTGGAGCTTCTTCTGATTCTTTATTTTTTCTTGGTCTGCCTCTCTTTGCCATCGGCCCTCCCTTTTATTATTTTTGTGAGCTGATCAAATGCGAGAACCCACAATTCTTTTTTTATTGGATCATTGCCATATAACATTGACGCTGGATGTATGGACCACAGAACTGGAACAACCAATGGCCCATCACCATAATTTATAACTTCATTCGTAATCTTACCGGCCAATTTCTGTATTCCACTCTTTTCACCGGTAAAAAATTTTTTTGGAGTCCCACCAAAAGCCATGACCAGTCCCGGTCTTGTCAGTTTTATGAGTTTTTTAAGCCACCCATAGCAATCTTCCGGTGGATTGGCTGGAAGCTTATTATCCCATGGCCTGCACTGATAAACATTCGTAACAATTAAATCAGATCTTTTTATTCCCACCTTTTTAAAAGCAGAAAAAAGCCTCTTCCCCGCTTTGCCAACAAAGCCCATCCCTTCTTCCAGCTCTTTTTCTCCGGGGGCCTCTCCTATTATCAGAAGCTTAGGATGTGCGCCGTAATCAAACGGAACTGGCATATGATAGTATTTTACAAGATTGCACTTTTCGCACACCTTTATTTTCTCTCGCATGGCTTCCAGTTCATCAACATCAACATCCATACGCAATTCAAGCTTTATATCCATATGGTAAACGCCAGGAAGTAGTTCCTTCCGCATAATTTCCTTTTCATCCTTGGTGTATCCCTGAGATGATCTGTAAAGGTCTTCTGGCATATCCATCGACACTTTTTTTATTTTACCTTCACGGCATTTGCCAATCTGATCAACGTATTCATAATTTTCTAAAGCAGACTTGGAATTAACACCTAACATATCAAAAGCGCCAACCCTTAAAAGAGCGCCCACCTTGCTTTTATTGATTTTGTCCCGTGGATTCCGTTCTCTAAAATCTTCTAAGGAACTATAAGCCCCTCCATTTCTATTCTTTACAATACAATCAATTGCTACTTTGCCAAGTCCCTTCACAGACTTAAACCCCAAAAATATGGAATCTTCTTCGATTTCCACATCCTCTTTGCTGAGGTTTATGTCTGGTGGAAGGATGGGAACGCCAAGCCTGTCCGCCTCTAACGGATACATGGCCTTCTTGTCCTCCTTATCAGATGGGTACTTTAGCAAAGCAGCAATAAATTCAACCGGATAATTAAGCTTAAGCCACATTTGCCTAAGAGCTAACTCTGTATAGGCAGCGGCATGAGACTTGTTAAAAGAATAGCGACTATATGCTTGCAGATCATCAAAAAGACTCGAAGCCACGCCACAATCTAATGAGCTATGGTTAGCGCATCCTTCTGTGAATTGATGGCGGTGGGCCTCGAAAGCGTCAGTGCCTTTACTTTTCGCAACAATCCTTCTGATTATATCCGCTTGGGCGGTTGAATACCCAGCAAGCCGCCTTAGAATTTCAGTAATCTGCTCTTGATAGACCACAACTGCGCATGTGGATCTGGTTATGTCATACAATAGCTTGCCCTTCTGTGTCACTATTTTTAGCTCTTCGCCCTTGTCGAAAAGCTTCAAGTTAGCAATATATTGGTCAGTCATACCAGAATCCCTTGGACCTGGGCGGCCCAAGGCGTTTGCATCTATTAGAACAGATTTATGCTTTATCGGGGCCATACGCTTTAATAGATTGGTCATTAATGCAGACTCGAATTGGAAGGTCCCTATAGTGTGCCCATCACCAAAGGCTCTAAAAACCTTTGGATCGTTGACATCAACCTCATCCCAGTCTATCACAACACCATATCTATCCTTTATGAGCCGTTTGGCCTCATCGTTCACGTCCAAATTGCGGAGACCCAGGAAATCTACCTTAACGTGCCCCAGGTAATCCACTTCATCCATCGTCCAGTTAGCGCACCTAACGCCTTCCCTATTTTCCAAAATAGCAAAATCACTAATAGGGCTCCTAGATATAACAATGCCACCGGCATGAACACCGCCATGCCTAAGAGTGCCGGTTATAGCGCTAGAATACTTTATTATTTCCTCAGATTTACGTTTTCCGGCAACAGCCACAAGCCTATTTTTTAAATCCTTGCGTTCAGCAAAATATTCTGCTATGTCCGTCACATCCTCAAATTCTTTGCTGATGGAATCTGATTCAGCAAAAGACAAACCAAAATAACGACAAGTATCTTTGAAGGCAACTTTTGGCTGCATACGGCTCACAGTAGCGATGTGAGCCACCCTATTTTCCCCATAAGTTTCACGTGCATAATCTAGAATTTCATGCCGCCTGCTTTTGGGAAAATCTATGTCGATGTCGGGCCAATCCGTTCGTTCTGGGTTTAAGAATCTTTCAAATTGCAGCCCCAACTCTATGGGGTCCACATCTGTTATTCTCAGTGAGTAGCAGCATAGTGAGCCTGCGGATGACCCTCTACCCGCCCCCATTTCTATTTGAGACTCCCTCGCATAGCGAACAAAATCCTCGACCATCAAGAAATAGGAAGCAAAGTCTTTTTGTTTAATGACATCAAGCTCGTACTTAAGTCTGCTCTCATAGTCCTCACGACTATATCCTTCTGCTTCATATATATTTTCTAGCCCTTGAAAAGCTAGTTTGCTAAGAGCTTCATTCGGATCACCACTTACTATTTCTGGGAGTTCAACCGGTTTGGGAGAAAGGGGGGGCTCTAAAATATTTTCTGCAAATTTATCCGTTTCATCAATTGCTCTTTTGATAATTTTTTTATCTAAATTAGTGTTTTTCTTAAACCTATCAACCATATCGTTTTCATTGGCTAGGTAGAGCCCCTCAATATCAAACTGAAGCTTGCCGCCTGTATTCATACTCAATAGGAAATTGTGGACTTCGCTTTGGTCAGCAGTTAGGTAATGAGAATCGTTCGTGGCAATAATTGGAACATGATATTTTTTGCTCGCCCACACAGCCTTTTCATTAGTTTCCTTCTGTTCAGCTAAATTAATAGGCATGATTTCCAAACGAACCCGATCATCAAAAATATCAACCAAATCTTTTACTATTTTTTTGAAGTTGGGATGTGAGAGAAGCCCATGAGAACAAGCCGTGGACACGTACAAATCGTCCGAATAACTGGCCAACATTTCCATGTCAATTCTTGGAACACGATAAAAATAATCATGAGCCTTTGTCATAATCTTGCATAAATTTCTATATCCATTCAGGCCAGATCCAAAAATTACAATATGATAACGCTTTTCATCCTTATTTCTTTCCGCGACATCATCCACAAAATAGGCTTCTATACCAAGGATCGGCTTTATTCCTTCATCTTTGGCCGCCTTATAAAGGTCCACCCCCCCGGTTATGGTGCCATGATCTGTAAGGGCCAAGGCTTCATGCCCAAGCTCCTTGGCCCTTTTAACCATATCTGAAGGAGACACTAAGCCATCCAGATATGAATATATGCTATGTGTGTGGAGATGAATCACAAAATAGTCCTTTCCTCACCCACCAAAAAAATCAAGACCAAACTTGATCCCACCCAAATCCAAGGTTGCTCTACCCTTTGTTTTAACCGGAACTCTGGGGCCTTTGGCGCTTATAGTTATACCGTTCGATTGTACATAAAATCTAGTTTCGGAAACCGGCTCCAAGCTATTTTCCATTTCATCCACAGATAGAGCTGCTGGAGGCTGGGCAGATTGCTTCTTTATTACTTTTTTTGTTTTTTTTGCTGGCATTTTCTTTGACCTTTCTTTTATTTGCCCCCGGTGAGCATTAGCTCCGGGGGCGTGTTTTGGGTTAATGCGAATACAGAGTTTTTAGCTTACATGAGTCCCCCTTTCTGCTTAAACGTTAGAGGAAACGCAAATTGTTGGAAGCCACTGTGACTACTCCCGGCATTGAAATACCGGGCATCTAGGCTTAGGAGCCAGAGTGCCTAGCCCGACACTCAAGATATGTTAAACCCTGTAAAAACTTTTGTCAACTATTTTCTGAAAGCGGACTCAAGTTTTTTCCTCTTGATCATGAAAACATCATTAGTAGCCGATTCTATGTATCTCCAAGCCGCCCCCCTATCAAGATCACCGGGATCGCCCTCATCCAGGACAGCCACTTTTGTCGGGAATATGGGGTTTAGCTCTTCCATTAGAGTTATAGCGTCCATCATCACGACATCAGAATCAAGCATAATGATTATCTGCCCCGGCCTTTTAAGCTTAAGAAGCTCCAGTTGATTCCTAGTTATTTTCTTGCCAAATAGCGCGACAGCGGGAAACCCACTATCCTGAAGCCTTATTGCATCAAACGGCCCCTCCACCAATACAATATACTCGTTACGCCTGACTTGATCAATGCCATATAAATAGCTCCTGAGATTGACCCCCTTGGGAGACAAATAACGCGGCCGTTGGCCTTTAAAAAGCGTTCTGGCTTGGAAGCCAACATTAACACCCTCCACCCTCACTGGCAAAACCAGTCTGTTCCTATACGGGAACTGCCTTGTCAAATAAATATCCCAATCATCCAACACACTCAGGGGAAGACCTCTGGATGTGATATAATCTTTTACCCGCTTAGTAACGGAGTATCTTTTTGGAAGCTCTATTTCCTCCAATTTCAGCTCATACTGTTTTTCTTCCCTCTTGGCGGTAAAGCTAAGAATCTTATTCGTAGCTTTATCCAACTCCCCTGGGAATAGCATGTCTATGTGGCCTCTTTCTCCACACTTATAACAATTAAACAACGCCTTAGACGTTGACACAGTAAAGTGCCCCGCTCCCTTGCCGCAAAATGGACACTCATAGGTCACATTGTCATCGTTAACCCAAGAGTAATCAACCATATGGTCATCAAGTACATCTAATACAGTTTTCATGCTGCTGGCCTCAATGGATTAAAAAACCTACCAGTGGATCTATCTAGTTCATTGAATATGAGCTTCAGGCCATGTTTACCGAACCTGTTTTTTCCTACATATAATTGGGCAACCTCTCTAGCGGCCCCATGAGAATCATTTTGCTTCAAAATCTCCCTTGTAGTCACAAAAACCAAATCAGAGTTTGTTATTTTTAGTATTGACTCAGCTATTAGCGCTGGAGTTACGTCTTTCTTTCCCCAACCCTCCCTGCCTATCTGGCTGGCAGTTGCTACAGCACACCCCAAATCTTGGCCAAGATCTCTTAGCAATGATGTCAATGCCCCCAAATTCATACGATGATCCTTATAAATCTTAGGCATTTCCATAAGATCCATATAATCAATAATTATAAGATCTGGCTGCCTTCCTTTTTTTATTTCAAAGTCAATATCATGGTAAATATCTTCTACTGACAGGTAATAAGCCGGAAATTTCCTAAAATTTATTTTCTTTTTATTGGGGAACGCCTCTTTAACATCCATGAGTAGCTCATAAACCTCTTCGCTCCTGTTTTCCAAATGAAACGTAGGAACATTAGATATTATGCTCATGGTCCTGGCGTTAATATATTCTAATGGCATTTCTCCAGAATAAAAATCTACTTCATAACCAGCTAGACTGGCTGACACGGCCAAATTAAGAAGCTCAGTGGTTTTACCTATTCCAGATTCACCAGCCCATACTGCTATTTGCCCGTATCCGATGCCATTAAAATAAATGTAATCATCTAGCCAAGTCTTCTCTGTAGTATCTGGGTTTAGACCATAAAAGCCTGTAGGAACGCCTCCCCCCCTTTCTGGCAAAGTAGACAAACCGTGTTTTTCAAAGTCTTCCCAAAAGTCTAAGATCTCTTGTGAGCGGAACTTTATATTACGCTCAGCCTCCTTCATGATCGTATAAACGTCTTTGGGCCTGTTTTTGTTTAATAGTTCGTATCCCCTTGACAGAGCGTCCAAGGTAACTCTTTCGCTGACTTCCTGCTCAACCACAGGCAGCACCCTATTTGTGTAGGCAGCGAAATTTATGTCTTCTTCTTGGTCCATGTATTTTGACAAGAAATTATCAATCTCATCAAAATTATCTATATCCGGTCGCCTTCTTAGAAGCTCATAGACCGACACAAAGCTAACCGGCTTGCTGTCATTGTGAAGCCTTGTTATGGCTTTATATATTTCCCTGCAATACCAAGAAGAAAAAATATCCTCGGAAACTTTGTCAATGATATAGCGCCTGAGATTGTCATCGTGGATGGACGCTACAATTAGGTCACGCTCAAAATATTCAGGATTGCCTTTATTCGTCCCCTCCAATTATATTCCCCTCCTCGTCTATCATGCACCCGCTTTCAGAAAGCCTTTTCTCGTAAACCCTGTTGTAATATGCTTCCCTTCTGTTCCTCCTGGCGTTAGTTTTAGATGGCTCAAACAAAGAAAGGCTGAAGCTCTTCCCGCCTTGCTCGCTGTCTTTGGAAAATTTTCCACTTGGGGGGGGAGGGAGGTATAAGTTTTCTTTTTCTGCTTCCAAATAGTTCTTTTCTGCTTGTGGACCTTCCAATTGCCATACCGTTAAGTCCTTTCCGTAAAAATAATATTGTGAAGCGATCCATTCATAATAATCTGCCCGGTGCTTGTCAGCGAGCTTTCTCGCACGCTTGAGTGTAGCGGGCTCCTTTTTGGACCACTTCCTGAATTTGAAAAACGTCTCTGCAACCGCATTAAACAACCCGTTTCTAATGTTACTCGGCAAATGTGAATATCCCGAATGGCAGTCTTCATAAAATTTCTGCTCTGGGTTGTCAAGGGGATTATATTCTGGGTTTAAAGCCATTCTGCGGCTAAGCTCGCCAATGGTGATGCCTTCCTGCTCCATAATTTTTCTAACTCTTGGATCTGAAGCTCTCAAATCTATGGCCGGGCGTGTTTTATTTTGGAGGCGGCGCTCTGTTTTCTGACGGGGCAATTCTTTTCTTGGGGCTGGCGAACCGGAAAGGCTCGAAATTTCATCGAAGGTTTTTTTGATTTTTCGCGTGTCCGGCAACCGGAAATTTTTCGGGCGGTGTACTATTTCTTCAGGGTGATTTTCTGATTCAATTATTCTGAAGAAATCTGATTCATAGTCTTTATAATTGCCCATATAAAATTCCTCCTGGTCATTCAGTAAGTTATTAGACATATCATCAGTGATAATCGAGAGATTATCTGCTATGAAGATGTCGAAGACATCTTCAGTAGACACTTTTGTATGATTACAAGAAATATTTTCCATTCTAATATTTTTATAATTTGTATTCTGATAACTTATAACTTCATATTCATTTGTACTTATTGTTTTATTATTAAGTACGTGATTTTTTAATTTCTTAATTTCTTCTATAACATTAAGAACTAAGAATATTACTGTGTCATTTTGACCATCATACAGTAGGTTTTTTTGGACATCTCGCGATGGTCTAGTTGAATCATTCCGGTTACTTAACTTGGTCCGTCCGACCGGTTCACTTTTGCGTCTTTTTTGAGCCTGTTGAGCCTCCCTTAAGGATGTGATATTATAAGTATTAACTAGCGTTTTACCATGATTGTATGGTATCTTGCCACGTATAATATCATAAACCGCATCCCAATCTATTAGAATTTGCCTTCTTTGAGTGAATCCTTTCCAATAGAAAATTGGAACTATGGAAGTGGGGAATTTCTTAAATATATTATAGAGATATCTCTTTACAGTGCTTTCTGAGCACTCTAAAATCTCCCCCAGCTTTTTATTGCTTGGGTTTAACTGCCCAGATCTGACTCCCTGCAAAGACACTAGGGCATGGAGAACTTCTCTTTCCCTTTTGTTAAGGTAATCTTTTGAATGATCTATAATATCGTGTATTTGAGATTTTGTGAATTCAGTGTTGTAGGCTCCATTGGTGTGCAGAGGTCTAGCCAAAAGAACCGCTTCTTTCCAGGTCTTCAATGCGGCCATCAATAACTCCTATCTGAGTTTAAGGGCCGCAGTAATATGCGGCCCTAGAGGGAAAGGCGGTGGGGAGAACCGCCTTTGAGTTGGGGATACAAATAAGTAAACCACCATGTGGAACATTGTCAAGAAAAAATTTTATCATAGAGGCTTTTTGGGATCTGACGCTTGTATTTTTTTATGATGGCCTTGCCCAAGGCCGCCTGTTTTGGCGTTAGCCCACTTACCTGATGAGACATAGCCAGACTCTTTCCGACTTTTGCATCTATAAGATTGAAACCCAAATCATCCCTCTGAAAGGCCCCATCACATAAACCAGATAGACCAATCAGCGCCTCCCCTATATCCCATATTGTTTCAGAATTAATGTTTTTAACTTCTTCGTTTATGGCTTTCTTGGAGAGGTTTACCGGTTCAGTTTTGACCTCGGTGTCCACTTCTGCTGGCCCTGCCTCAATATTCAGGAGTAATTGTTCTTCTATGGAAACTTCACTATCTAGCGCCTTGTCAATGATATCTTGTTTTTCCACTATGGTTTTTGCCAATTCAACATCAATAGAATCCTCATATACAAGATATTGGGCCAAGACGTTTTTGGTTTGACCGATACGAACTAACCGGTCTTCTGCCTGATTTACTATGGATGGACGCCAATCCAGTTCATTAAACACGGCCACCTCGCCCTCAGTAAGAGTTATCCCTACACCAGAAGCCATAATGGAGCCATTAAACAGTCTTATAGAATCATCAGATTGGAATCTGTCCACTGAATCCTGCTTATCTTCCTTGCTCATTTTCCCATTGTGACTTACACAGATATCCCCAAAGTGATCTTGTATGGCCTTCATGAGAGTATGGTGATGGCTGAATGAGACAACCTTTATTCCATTCTCTATCAGCTCAGCAATGTGGTTAATAACATCTGGAATCTTATACTCAGCCAATTGGCTCCTTAACTCCGCTATTTCCTCGAAGATGTATGTATTTACATCCCTAAGAGCCTTGACTGCCTCTCTGTATTCATCCTTGTTTTCTGAAGCTTTTGATAGAATTATTTGAGCCTTTAGCTCTTCAATCCTATCTTCTTGCAGCTTTTTGATGTTTTTTTCAGAGCCAAGGATCTTTTTGATTTTTGAATTTGTAGAAAGCTCTATTACCTGCCTAGTTTTGGGGGGAAGCTCTGTTAGGACCTCCTCTTTCAACCTCCTGATCATTATAGTGGATCTAAGCTCATAGTTGAGCTTATCCAGATTCTTTGCCCCCTTTACCTGCCAATAGCCCATATGGTCGGGCTTGGCATCGCAGTATGTTTGAGCATATTTCCAGTATGAGGACCACTTTATTGGATCAAGGTAATTGAGTAAATAGAACAGATCAATAGGCCGGTTTTCTATAGGCGTCCCAGAAGCAAATACGGCTCTATCTGAAGGGATGGGCTCTTTTTTAATATCGAATTTCTTGGTTTTATTGTTCCATTTTTTTATTCCCAAAACTTCTGTCGCCCTTTTGGTTCCTTTTCTCACATTTTTTATGTAATGGGCCTCATCACACACAAGAATAGGCCAAATCTTTTCTCTAAGCTCTTTGTGAAACTTATGAGTAATATCGTAGTTGATGATATACCATCCAGGCCCCTCTGGAAATTCATCTTTAGAGTCTATTACATATATGGGCAAATCTTGTGTTGACCACTTTTTTATTTCATTTCGCCAGTTCAGTTTTAGACTGGCAGGGCATATAATAAGATTCCTTTTGGTTTCCAAGTAGTTACATGCAGATATAACAACTATTGTTTTTCCTAGGCCCATAGAGTCTCCCAGGAGAACCCGCTTATTATTTACTAAAAATTCTACTCCAGCATCTTGGAAACCATATAAACTTAATCCTTTGGGGACCGGCCCCTTGAAATCTGAGTCCTTGGATTCAGAAAGTTGGAGATTTTTCTCCATCTGGTCTATGTATTTTTTGAGTTCTTTTGTTGTTTCGTTGTCAACTAAATAAGGGAACAGGGATACCGCCCTTGTTATGTCTTTACTTCGCCAAGTTTTGTCTGCCGAATTCCATCGGAACCTTGCTCCATTTCTGTTGAGAAGGTCCCTAGCGTGATACGGGGCTTTGGCTACAAACTCATTCCCTTCTTTGTGCATTTTAATAACTTTATCCATCCTGGGCTCCTTTTTGGGGGTAGGGATTACCTGCCCTTTTGTAATTACTCGCTTTCCTGCTTAGCGAACCACCAAAGCAGAAAATTTAACAGCTGAGTTCTGCTAATACGTTCCTCTGGCCATAATTCTTTCGCGCGCTCTTCCGCTGCTTCTATAAAATCGCGCCTTAGTCTGAGACTTGTGCTTCCAGTGGGGACTTTGAATGAAGGGCAGTGGTCAGGAAATCCCTTACTCATTGTTGGCTTAGATATTCTTTGAGCTTCTGGTTTTTCAAAGCTCGTTGTTTGTTGAACTGGTAGGCTTTGATTTTGCAATTTTGGCATAACGGATGGGCCAAGAAACACAAGCTTGTATTTTCCCCTCCCCTCCGCATTGTCAAGGCACCATACCCCGTCATTCATTTCGATAGGTGTCATATATTTGCATATTAGGTAAAGGGCGTCCCTAACTTGATTCCATCCAATATTTTTTGTCTTTCTTATGATTGACTCTGTGGACACACCTACCTCTTCCCCTTTTGATTGCTTTTTTATAGCCTCAATTACCTGGCCTTGAATTGTCTTATTTTCAGACATTTTTATTCCTCCGTAACATACTGAAATAACTGGTTTTTATTTCTTAATAATATCAGTTAGTTGGCGAGATGGTGGAGAATTCTCCACCATCTCAGCTATAACCTCTCGAAATGATTAACGACCTAATAAAACCAATAACATATGGGCAATGCCATAATATCATTTGGTATTATTGATCTGTTCTGCGTTGATAAGTTTGTAAATTTCCATGTCGTATTCGTCCAAATCCTGGAAAAGGAAGTCTTCCATTTCGTACTTTTCCTTCCAGACCAAAATGACCCGATCTAGAAGATCTTTCTTTTTTGGTCGGGTTTCCCTCCCCTGTGCTTTTTCCTCTTTCTTACTTTCCCGCTCTAGCATCTCATCATAAGCGTCACGCAAGGCTATTTGATTTTTTTCGACCTTTTTGAGTAGAGGCCTATTTTCTTTCACTTTGTCATACCAAATTTTGACCCTGTTATAGAGCGCCTCCAGATCAGGGCTTTCTTTTTCTTGCTCCTTCTCTAACAAATATGGAGTATATTTTTGAAGCAGCTCCATTTTCCTTACAGACCACTCAGACACCCCATAAAGATCAGCCTCTTTTTGGCGGGTTTTTTTGTTTGATTTTTTTTCTGCCTTGTCCGTGGCTCCATTGGACCTAGCCTTTGATATGCCAGCTTTCCTTTCTTCTTTCGCTTCCTCTTTTAGCTTTTTGATCGCATCGGGCATGAACTTTTGAGCCAAGGATATCTTCTCCAAATCAGTCAAGTGCCTTCTGGCTATATTTGCTGAATATACCCGACGATCTTGTTCCTCTTTTGGGATATCCTCATATTTGATCATATCCTCAGTAATCTCTATTCCAAGCTCGTTGAGGATTTTATGTCTGTTATGGCCATCAACAAGAACTTTTGTTTCCCGGTCCACAAGCAATGGTTCTTTAAGGCCATCTTCCTTTATGGACGCTTTTGTTCTTTCATAATCCTCGGTTCCCATTTTAGGAACCAGATTCGAGAGCTTTGTGGATATTACAAATAAGGGCTCAGTTTCAGATTTGTTAGCCTTGGTCACTTCCTTGGGGGCAGCCTTCTTTTTGGTTTTTGATTTTTTTTCTGTTTCCCCTTTTACTACCTCTAAGATTTTTTTTCGTGTGGAAAGATTTGTTCCCTTTGATTCTACATCTGTGATCTCACACAGACTTTTTAGCTGCTCCTCATTTGCTCCCTTTAGAGCATCAAGGAATGTTTTGTCATTTTTGCTGTGGACTGTTTTATACTGGACCACAAGGGCCTTTACGCTTTCGGCGTTTAATAGTGCCTGGTCGCCTGCCATTTTATTTGTTCTCCTTTTCGTGTAGTTTTTTCATTTCCAATGCGGCTATTTCTTCCAACCGCCGAAGTCTCTTTTCTGCTAGCTTCGCCCGTCTAATTAATATCCGAGCGTTCCAGTCATTGGCTTTTTCGTGAGTCCGGGCCTTTTGTTTAGCCGATTTCACGATTTTGCGGAGCGTTTCCCGGCTGGCCAGCTTAATCAATGCGGCTTCCGGGCCTTTTTTTTGCTTGTTTGTTTTTGGCTGTTTCTTTTTTTGCTTTTTGGGGTCCAGCCCCTTTATCCGTATTAGATCTCCCATGCTTACCTCCTTTGTATTTTTTTAAAATTTCGCTCCATCTTCCATTTGAAAAGATAGAGCCTCAACAATGCGTAGTAATACCTAATGTGGTCCATCGTTTGCTCCTTTGGTTTTATTTAGCTCCGGTTAGCCCTGAAGCGAGTTCAAGGCTAGTGCGGAAAGGTTAAACGTGTGTATAGGTGAATACTGCCTCCGCTTCCTCTCTTGTCATGAAAAAGTGAATACTGCCTCCGCTTCCTCTCTTGTCATGAAAAAGTGAATACCCTTTGAACACTCAACCCTTATGTCTGGATCGAAGTCCTCAACCTCAGTTATTTCTCCCACTTTATACATTAATTTAGAGTCCCAATCTGAACAAACATAGGTTTCTGCCAAATTTCCTGTTGAAGGGAGTATTTCTAAGATCTTAGCCCTATCTGTCCGGCATTTTCTTGAGCCTATAGCATTCATCCGCCTACTGCTCTCCAGAATTTTCAGTTTTACTATACAATTTTGAACCTTTGTCCAGCCTACAAAACTGCCCTCCGAAGGGGCAATCTGTGTGGGCGGCAATGTAATTCCTCCGAGATCTGCTCTTTCGAGTTTTGCTCCTGCGAGATTTGCTCTCCTGAGATTAGCTCCTTCGAGATCTGCTCCCCAGAGTTTTGCTCCTGCGAGGTTTGCCCCCGTAAGGTCTGCTCCCCAGAGGTCTGCTCTCCCGAGGTATGCTTTCCCGAAGTTTGCTTTTATGAGTTTTGCTCCCCAGAGATCTGCTCCTGCGAGGTATGCTTGCCAGAGGTCTGCCTCCCAGAGGTTTGCCCACTTGAGCGTTGCTCCTTCGAGGTTAGCTTTATGGAGGTCTGCTTCTTTGAGGTTAGCTTGCCAGAGGTCTGCCCCTTCAAGGTTTGCCTTTGCGAGTTTTGCCCACTCGAGAGTAGCTTCTTTGAGATTTGCTCTCCTGAGATTAGCCCCTACGAGATTTGCTCTCCTGAGATTAGCTCCTTCGAGATCTGCTCCTGCGAGGTATGCTCGCCAGAGGTCTGCCTCCCAGAGTTTTGCTCCTGAGAGGAATACTCCCCGAAGTTTTGCTCCTGCGAGGTATGCTCCTGCGAGATTTGCTCTCCTGAGATTAGCTCCTTCGAGATCTGCTCCTATGAGGTATGCTTGCCAGAGGTCTGCCTCCCTGAGATTTGCTCTCCTGAGGTTAGCTTTATGGAGGTCTGCTTCTTTGAGGTTAGCCTCCTTGAGGTCTACTCCTTCAAGATTTGCTCCTTTGAGTGTTTCTATATCTGGGTTTTCCCAGAGCATTCTTCCATCCCGAGAATAAATTTTCATTTTTACTCCTTTCATATAGAGTCCTTTTCCCCGTTTTACCAAGCCTCGGCTTCGTCTCGTGTCAAGAAAAAGTGAATGCCTCTTGAGCATTCAACTGTGATATCAGGATCATAATTAGGTTCTTCTACGAAAGAGCCTAAACTATAAATAAATTGTGGATTGCGATCACTGTTTACAGAGTGTGCGCAAACTCGACTACTGCCTTTGCGGTAAATTCCAATAACTTGGGTGCGATCTGTTCTACATTTCCTTGAACCTATAGCATTCATTCGTCTGCTATTAGCTAATATTTTTAATTTGATGATTAGACCCGAGGCCACTTTCCACCCTATAAATTCACCCTCTGGGGGGGCTATCTGATGAGGCGGGAGAGTTGTGTTTGACAAATTGGCTCTTGCCAAACATGCTCCTGTCAAATTTGCGTTTACCAGATTTGCGTTTGACAAATTGGCTCTTGCCAAACTCGCTCTTGCCAAATTGGCGTTTGACAAATTTGCGTCTGTCAAAATGGCCCTATACAAATTGGCGCCTATCAAATTAGCTCTATACAAATTTGCGTTTGTCAAATTGGCCTTATACAAATTTGCTCTTGCCAAATTTGCGTCTTTCAAAATGGCCCTATACAAATTTGTGCCTTTCAAGTCTGCGTTTGCCAAATTGGCGTTTGACAAATTTGCGTCTGTCAAAATGGCCCTATACAAATTGGCGCCTATCAGAGAATCAATAGTGTCATTTTCCCACAGCAATTTTCCATCTCGAGAATAAATTTTCATTTTTTTACTCCTTTGAATTTTTGATTTATTTTTACTATCTCCCACTGAAACATTTGCCAATAGTCTCCCCGAACTATTCTAATGCCCAGCCAATAGCACTTCCGTAAAATCTCCACCTGAGCCCTTTTGTGCCTTCTATTAATTGGCTCAGGTGGAGATTTATCTCATGAAATGCGAAATCTTCATCCGGCGGGCAATAAGGATCATAAATGTCATTCTCTTCAGCTAGATCAAGAATAGTTTCACTGTCAGAGCCTTTTGGAACGTCAACACCATTTGCTAAAAGCGCATCTTCTAGGTCGGCATCGGTCCAAGGGGCCCTTGCTGGCGCTATCCCCATATCAAACATTGTCGGAATTATAAAATATTCTGCTATATCTGATATCCCCTCCAATTGGGCGTCAATGCGCCGGAAGACCTGAAAGGTTGCGGAAAACCCTTCATAGCCTTCATGATATCCGTCAAATATGATTGTGATATGGTTGTAATCACTTTCAAAGTAATAGTTTATGTCTTGCTCATCCATAACGTGAACAAGCTCTTCTAGCCCAACCCATGTAATTGTTCCGCATGTTTCCATTTTTTTCTCCCTTTGAATTTTTGATTTGGGTTAACAAACCCACACTGGCCCGGATTTTTGGTATCAGAGCCAGTATGAATCATTAACCTAGTTATTTTTAATTCTCATTATCAGATCGAAGCTTTTACCGCTTGATAGGGATGTGCAGGCGGCGCCGCCCCACCCTTCACCCAATAAGATTATGTTTTCATTGGGGTTTACAAACAGCTTAACGATCTTGGTGTCTTTTGCTAGGCTTTTTATCCAGTCCTGCACGTAGTGCACATCTAAGCATACTATTTGATCCGGGCATCTGGCATCGCCACAGTCTAAGAATTCTCGCCTGGGGGCGTCGCCGTTTTTAGATCTAGCAGTGACCTTCCCGTCGGCAACCTCAAGCTCCATCGGAGTTAAGTAGGCTTCCCTGTCGTAAGTTTTTTCTATCAGATTAACCATATTAGCCAAATTATCTTTTCTAAAAAATATTGGATGATACGAATCTTCTTTTAATTCTGCGATCAGCTTTATGTAATTCGGATAATCCCTTTGATTAACGAAGTGGACTATCTCTAGTCCTTTCCCGTTATTTGGCTTGAGTTGAACGGCGTACATGCTTACACTTTCATACACAGAAACCCTATAATCCTCTATATTAAAGGATTTTTTGGTAAAGATTTTTTGCAGAATTTCTACCATTTTATGGGCTATTAAGGGTAAAACATCTTTTTCTTTATGTAAATCCACATTGCTTTTACATGGTGTAATAGACAGTCTGTGTCCATCACAACCGATAAGGTGCTGCGCGGTAGGATTGTAAGCTAAAAAGCTTAGCCCAAACCGGTCTGAGTCTGAACTTACAGCGTACCCGCTATTCAAAATACCCTGTTTGAATTGATTAACATCTAAATCAAACAAGTGGTCGAATCTTTCAAGGTCCGTTATATCTTGAAAAATCTGATTGTTTGCGGTTGTTCTTGTTGAATACTCAATAGCTTTGGCAAGATCGTTGCTTGATTTGAACTCTATCTTGAAGTCTTTCAAATCAAGCGATATGGATCGGTCATTTTCATATTGCCCGGTATTCCAGGAAATTATAGATATTCCATCATCGTGATCCGGAACATAGGCAAAAAGCCGAGTTCCTTCACTATACAATGTGTTATGGTTTTTAGTGCTTTTACCGCTTGTTAGGGATGTGCAGACGGCCAGAAATGAATTGAAATTTGTTTTTTCCATTGTTTGCTCCTTTGCTTTTTGAATTATTTGGAGCTTAACCGCTCCGTATTGCCCTGGATATTCCAAGGCAAGGGCGGAATGGTTAATGCTATTGGGCGAGTGCCTCATCTTGATTAGACATAGACTTTCTCCCATTTGCCAGCGTGCCACGTCCAGTCGTAGTTCTTGCCTTTGCGGGGTTTTTTAACTCTGCGCTCTATTGGAAAATCTAGGCCTTTTTGTATACTGCGGGTTTGTGGGGAGAGAATTATGTGAGGCGCGCCAGGCTTCATGATAAACCAAACTAGCCCCGAATCGGACCTGACTTCATAACCGTCATATTGTGGCATGGCATGTAAGCCTGTCGGCCATACAAGCCTAATTTCTTTAGGTTCCCCAAAAACAGGTTCCCATGCTGTTACTATTATTGCTTCGCCCCTTAAGGATTTTAGTGTTCCTGTTATCATGTTTGCCTCCTATTCCTTAAAATACATTGCGATGGTTCACTGGGGGGAATTCGTTATGCCCTTGGCACAGTTTAGAGGCCCCTAACCCCCAAACCACTGTTTTCCCGTCTGTTACCCTTACGCAGCCGCAGTCCCACTCTGTCTGGATTAAGGACCCACCCATTATGCTAAGTCGTTGTCCTGTGCTATAGTTGGTTTGATCTGTGTGGTTGTCTGTTGTCATTTTGTCCTCCTGTGTGTTGGTGCCCCCGAAGGGGCT